ATAGGTGTGGTATTGTGGGGCGAGAGTTTACGCCGGAGCATCGTCAGAAGCTCAGCGATGCTATGAAGCGACGGACTGTGCATCCGTGGACTGGCAAACAGTTGTCTGCGGAACACCGCGCAAAGATTAGTGCGTCTCTGACTGGGCGTCCGAGTCCCAACTGGGGACGCAAGGCGTCTCCAGAGGCGCGCGAGCGGCAGAGTATTGCGAGGACTGGGCGTCGCCATAGCGCAGAGACTAAAGCGAAGCTTAGTGCCATGCGGCAGGGCGTCAATAATCCGTCCTATGGGCGGCCTGTGTCAGCCGAGACGCGCGCGAAACTCAGCGTAGCGCATACCGGGCGCGTAGTGACTGCGGAGACGCGGGCGAAGCTTAGTGCGCGGAGTAGCGGTTCAGGCAACGCGATGTATGGCAAGGCAATGGACCCCGCAGTGAAACGACGGGTGTCCGAAGCGTTGAAGGGCCGCCCGAAATCTCCGCAGACTCGTGAACGGATGCGGGCCGCGTGGGTGCGCTTGGCGGCTCAAGTAGAGCCGAACCAGGCTGAGGCCGCGATACAGCGGCACCTTGACGGACTCGGCATTCCCTACGAGTTCCACCGGGTTATTGGTCCCTACTGTGTAGATTTCTACCTGCCGGGCTACCACGGTGTCTTGGAGTGTGATGGCGGTTTCTGGCACCAGATGCCAGGGCGACCGGAGCGGGACCGCAAGCGCGATGGCTGGATGCAAAAGCACGGCTATCAAGTGGCACGGCTGGCGTATACGGGTGGGGCGCGGCGCCATCTCGCGGAAGCACTCAGCGAGGTGTTGGCCACGTTTGTACCGCTAGCGCAAGTGGGGGCAGATGATGGCTAATCCGCGCGAGTGGTTCAGTCGCCTTGGGGCGGCGTTCAAGGCGCTTACCACGATTCGCTTCCCTAGCGGCACCGCGTGGTCCTGGAGTTGGCCTGTTCGGCACGGGCTCCTGGATTATGGACGCGTGGGCGATGGCGGTGGGAATAGCGCCGTTATGGCGTGCGTGCAATTCATCTGTCGGGCCTTCCCGGAATCTCCGCTGATTGTTGAGCGCCGCGATGCTGATGGTGTGTGGGCTACCGTGCCCACCCATCCTCTTGCTGATTTGTTAGAGCGTCCGAACCCGGCATATAGCGGGGTGCATCTTTGGAACGGCACTCTGGCGGATCGTCTTTTGACCGGAAACAGCTACTGGTTGAAGCGCCGCTCGGGCACGGGCAAACCGGTGGAGCTGTGGTGGTTGCCGGCTTGCTACATGGAGCCGAAGCGGCGCGACGGGGCCGACGAGTTCATCACGCACTATGAGTACAAGCCGAATGGCGTCGAGATCATCACCTATGAGCCGTCGGAAATCGTCCACTTCCGAGATGGGTTCGATCCTACCCAACCTATGCGCGGGCGCAGTCCGTTGCGGGCCGCGCTCGGCGAGGTGTTCACCGACGACGAAGCGACGCGGTACACGGCGGCGATTCTGCACAATCTTGGGGTGCCGGGCGTCATCATCAGCCCGAAGGCGGACGATGCAGAGTTGACGCCTGATCAGACGGCGGACCTCAAGAACACGTTTAGCCAGAAGTTCAGCGGTGAGCATCGCGGTGAGCCGATGGTCTGCCAGGGCGCGCTAGATGTGAACGTGTTGTCGTTCAACCCCACGCAGATGGACCTGGCCAATCTGCGGCGGCTGCCCGAAGAGCGGATTACTGCGATCCTGGGGATTCCTGCAGCCGTGGTGGGCCTGGGCGCGGGGCTCGAAACCACGAAGGTCGGCGCGACCATGGCTGAGATGCGCGAGCAGGCGTATGAGTCCTGCATCATTCCCATGCAGCGGCTCTATAGCGCCGAGCTGAATACTCAACTACTCCCCGACTTCGACGATCCGAAGCGTGCCCGCGTGACATTCGACCTGTCCGAGGTCCGGGTACTCCAGACCGACATGGACAAGCTGTTCGCGCGGCTGGATCTTGGTGTGCAGCATGGGTGGCTCAAGGTGGCCGATGCGCGGCGCGACGTGGGCCTCCCGACGACGCCGGCCGATGAAATCTATCTGCGGCCGGCGAATGTCGTGGCCGTGCTGGCGACGGAGCGCCCAGCGCCGGCGCTCAGTGTCGCCAGTCGCCCGCCCCTGCAACTGAAGGCGGCCGACCCGGAGCCTGACGACGACACCGCGACGTTCCTGGTCGCGCTCGACGCGCTCCGCGACAAGTTGGAAGCGCCGATGCTGGCCGCGCTCACGGCGTTCTTGCTCGATCAGGCGGTGCGGGTCGGGGAGCGACTGGGTCGGCAGGCCACGATCCTCTCGGTCTATCCGCAGACGGAGCAGGCGTTGCTGCGCGAGACGCTGGAGCCGTGGTATCGCACCGTGCTGGCGGGCCTCCACGCACCGGCGCAGGCGGTGCTCGGGGTGACGTGGGGCATCGAGGATCCGCAGGTGCTCGCTTATCTCGGGGAGGCGGGCGCACGGATTCGGGGGATCGACCAAACGACGTTTCAGGCGGTCGCGCGGCTGCTCCAGGACGGCCGAGCGGCGGGGTTGACGCCGGTGCAGATCGCCCAGCAGATGCAGGACGATTTTGCCTTTAGCGCGAGTCGAGCCGAGACCGTGGTTCGGACAGAATTGGCTCAGGCTGCATCTGCGGCTAGTTTGACTCACTTCCAAGCATCCGGGGTGGTCGTAGGGGTGGTGGTACACGACGGAGATTATGATCCGGTTTGTGCGGCCATGAACGGCCGTCGCTTCACCCTGGCCGAGGCGCGCTCGCTGCCGCGGACGGCACACCCGCGGTGTCTAGTCGGTGGCAGCCTGGTGGTCGCACCGAATGTGCAGGCGACGTTTACGCGGTGGTTTGACGGGGAAGTGGTCGTCCTGCGCACAGCCGCGGATGATTTCCTGACCTGCACCCCGAATCACCCGATACTGACAGACCGTGGCTGGGTCGCGGCGAGCTTGCTCCACGAGGGTGACTATGTAGTCCGCAGCCTTGATAGTCAGCGGATCGCGGCGCTGCTCAACCCAAATCACGACTACATGCCAGCCTTGATCGAGCAGATAGCGGATACGGCGTGGCCAGCGGGCCGCCGCACGGCCGCCACCGTGCCAACCGCCGCCGAAGATTTCCACGGCGATGGGGCCGGTAGTGAGGTCTGCGTTATACGGACCGATCGCGGTGCCGAGCTGACAGGGGATTTGTCGTGCCTGCAACATGGTGGCCAATGCTCGATCAAGGGGGCTGAGGTTGGATTGGGCCTGTGCACGTCCGGTGGCCTTTTTGCAGAGGTCATCCCAGGACTTCGGCACGCCACGCACCGTGGCATGGGCCGCGGCGGTAAGCGCGGCGCGGCCCTCTGGCCCCGCGGCAGCCAAGCGACGGCGCATAGCTTCGGAGCGGTTGGGTTGCTCTCCGATCGCGCGCAGCCAATCGCGGGCGGTAGCTTCGTTAACGCCGAACTGGGCAGCGAGTTGTTGGGCCGTCTTGCCGCGAATGGCCGCGAGGCCCGGATGCTTACGGGGGCGCCCCGAGTTCCGGAGAATGTATCCACGGGTGCGGAAGTGACGGTGCAGCGTGGTAGTACCGATACCGACCATAGCGGCCAGTTGCTCGCCAGTCTGGCCGGCTTGGTAACGGCGGTACAAATCTGCAAAGTCGAGCGGCGGCAGTTTGCGGGACATGTGTACAACCTCGAAACTACGCAAGGATGGTATATCGCCGAGAACATTATAACCCACAACTGTCGGCGGGCGTTCGCGCCCTTGACCGACGTGGTGCAGTTGGAGGCGACGGCGTGATTGGCCCACAGCGCCCCGTGCCCCCACCGGCGCCGAACCCGGCGCTCGACTGCTACATCAAGTCGGGAGCGACGCCGGCGCATAAGCGGGGGCGGGGGCCGAAGCCGCGGCCTGACTGCGCATGGGGCCGTTGGGCCGCGGTCTATCCGGTGACGATCGTGGTGGGGCTGGTGGGGTTACTCGTGCTGAGTTGTGTGCTCGCCCGAGGGGCACCATGAACAAGGGAACGTGCCCGAACTGCGGCCGGCACCTGCTGGAGACGCCCGCGCCGCCGGGGACGCTGATCGTGCTCCCGCAGTGCCCGGGCTGCAAGAAGGGGGCGCGCGTCGTGGTGCGCGACGAGGCCCCACGCTCGCGTATTGACAAGCGCGCCGCGCCAGTGTTACGGTAGTTTCAACCGAACAGCAGGGGCAATAAGGCCCTAGCGCGCCAAGGCCTAATAAGGGGCGGCGCAGCTAGGGCTTTTGTCTGTGCCGACTCGGACCGTCTCAACGCTCCCCAAAGGCGGGAAGCCGTCCCGCGGCACCCCGGCGGATGGTCGCCTGGCCAGCAACCGCCCCCGCCCCAAGCCGAAGCCGGCGCCCAAGCCGCGGCGGATGGGGGCGTGATGGACCTCGAACGCAAGGTGCTACCCCTGACCGATGTGGCGACACAGGACGCCGGCAGCGGGAGCTTCACGGGTTACGGCTCGGTCTTCGGCGAGCTGGACGCGCAGGGCGATATTGTCGTGCGCGGCGCCTACGCCGACACGTTACCCCGCTTCATTGCCCGCGGCTTCATTGCCTGGGGCCATGATTGGACGCAGCCCGTCGCCACGATCCGCGAGGCGAAGGAAGACGAGCGGGGACTGTTCCTGGCCGCCGACTTCCACAGCGATGACGTGAGCCAACGGGCGCGGCGCATCACGGCCGAACGTCTGGCGCGCGGCAAGTTTATGGGGCTGAGCATCGGCTATAGCACGCTGGCGGACGAGCAGACCGAGGCGGGGCGCCTACTCAAGAAGGTGGAGCTTTTTGAAACCAGTTTGGTAACGGTTCCTGCGCTTGCTTCAGCAGGGGTCACGGCCGCGAAGAGTGCGGATGCGAAGGCCGCCATCGGTCGGCACAAGACGGCGACGGATGACGGCGCCTGGGATGGGCCGGCGAACGAGGCGCGGTTGAAGAATGACGCGGGCGCCGCGACGTACCGCAAGGCGTTCGCGTGGGTGGACCCCGAGGCCGATGCGGCTACTAAGGCGGCGTATCGGTTCATTCACCACTTCGTGAGCGCCGATGGCACCGTGGGCGCGGCATCGACCAAAGCCTGCTCCACGGGCATCGGGGTGCTGAACGGCGGGCGTGGGGGGACGACGATCCCGGCCGCCGACCGTCAGGGCGTCTACACGCACCTCGCCGGCCATCTGCGGGATGCAGGCATGGAGCCGCCGGCCCTCAAGGCGCTGGCTGACCTCGAGGCCAAGCACATGGACGATGCGCCCGAGGGCAGTTACGAGGCGCTCGCGGGTAACATCGCCGACGCGTACGCGGCGCAGTACGGCGGGATGGCCTATCCCGTCGCCACCTTCCCCGGCCATGCGGTGTTGTGTGTGATGGCACCACCCGGCCCGATGGGCATGGCCGTGCCCTGTGACATGGCCTATGTCGACGTGCCCTACGCTCTGAATGCGGACGGCAGTGTGACGCTCGGCACCCCGGCCGAGGTCGAGGAACAGACGCGCTACGTGCCCGTGGGGGGCAAGAGCCTGCTCGTGCCGCTGCGCGCGTGGCTCACGGCGAAGGCCGGGCAGCCCCAGCTCTCTACGCAACGCCGTGAGCGCCTGACCGCGCTCCGCGCCACGCTCAACGACCTGGGCGCCGAGCTGGACGCCCTGCTCGAGGAAACGACGCCCAGGGACCGCGAGAAGTTCGCTCGCTGGTGCGAAGGCCAGCGTATTCGTGCCCGCCGGCTCGGCGTGGCTGTGTAGTAGGGGGAGACCAATGCCCGAAGTGGCAGCACTCGACCGGCTGGACGCGGCGCAGGCGTCCAAGATGAACCTGGTGGACCTGAACACAGAGGCCGAGAAGCGCAGCGAGCGCATGGCGTGGTTGTTCGAGAAAGGTGGCGACGCCTACGACATCAGCGAAGACGAAGCGGCCGAGATTCGCGCGCTCAACGACGAACTGACGGCGCTCGGCAAGGCGCGCGAGGCGAAGGCCGAGTATCAGACCATGCGGGAGCGGGCCGCGGCCGAGCTGAAGGCGCAGCGCCAGGTGACCGGGCAGCGGCTCGTGTTCCCGGGGGATGGCGCCTCGCAGGGCCAGGCTGCAGCGTTGGTCGAAGAGAAGAGCATCGGCCAGCGGTTTGTGGAGAGCGCCGAGTACAAGGCGGGCCAGGGTCAGGTCCGGCGGACCATGATCGTCCCGCTGGATGACATCGACCTCAAAACGGTGATGAGCCTGACGGCCGGCTTCAGCCAGGAACAGCGGCGCAGCGGCCGGCTGGTGCTCAGCGCGCAGCGGCGACCGATGGTCGCGGACCTGATCCCGCAGGACACGACCACGCAGAACGCCATCGTCTACATGGAAGAAACAACCTTCACGAACGCCGCGGCGAGCGTGGCGGAAGGCGCGGCGAAGCCGGAAGCGGCGCTGGCCTGGACGCAGCGGACCGTGACGGTCGAGGTCATCGCGGTGATCCTGCCGGTCACCAATCAGCAGTTGGACGACGTGCCGCAGATTCGTGGCATCATCGACAACCGTCTGACGCTGATGATCCAGCTCGCCGAAGAGGCCGCCCTGCTCAGCGGTGACGGGGTGAGCCCGAACCTGCTCGGCATCTACAACAAGTCGGGCGTTCAGACCCAGGCGAAGGGATCGGACCCGGCGCCCGATGCGTTCTACAAGGCCGGCACCAAGGTGCGGTTTACTGGCTTCGCCGATCCGACCGCCGTGGTGATCCATCCCAACGACTGGCAGGATATACGCCTCCTGAGAACTTCAGATGGGGTGTACATCTGGGGACCGCCGACCGAGAGCGGCGTCGAGCGCCTGTGGGGCTGGCCGGTGGTCGTGACGCCGGCGGCGACCGAGGGCACCGGGCTGCTCGGGGACTTCCAGCTCTACAGCCACATCTCGCGGCGCATGGGGCTGCGGATCGACGCCAGCACCGAGCATAGCGACTACTTCGCCAAAAATCAGGTGTTGCTCAGGGCGGAAGAGCGCTTGAGCGTTGAGTGGTACCGTGCGAGTGCATTTTGCACAGTGACTGGGATTTGACCAGTAACTGGCATCTGAACTCGAAGAGTACCGGCGGCGTTACGGCCCGTTAGAAGGGCGAGAGTCATGCAAGGGCCACTCTACGGTGCGGTGGCTAGCGGCACCCCGACAGCCGGTTCCGCGGTGGCGGTGCCGGCGGCGTCGGCGGTGCAACTGGTCGCCGGCAACGCGAACCGGCTGGCGTTGCAGTTCTATAACGCCGGGACCGCGATTGTGTATATCGCCAGCGGCACGGCGGCGGGGACGGCGAACGGGTGGCCCGTGGCGGCCACGTCCGGGTGGCCGGCGAATCCGTCGCCCCTCGGCACCGCCGCATGGTATGGCCAGGCCGCGGCCGGCACGTGCTCGGTGCGCGTGCTCGAACTGGGAACATAGGAGGGCGCCGATGAGCGTTATCACAGGCGGTCAGGTGCTCGGGGGCAACTACGGCGCCCCGTACCTCAGTGCCGGCGCCCCGAGCGCGGGCACCAGCGAAGTGCAATCCCTCACCACGGCCGGCACGCCGGCCGGCGGCACGTTCAAGCTCGCCTACGAGGGCGTGACGAGCGGGACCATCGGCTACAACGCGGGGACGGCCGCGGTACAGGCCGCGCTCGACGCGATGAACACCCTCGGCACGGGGAACACGTTGGTCGCGGGCTCCGCACTGAACAATGCGGCAGGCTCGCCGACCACGATCACGTTTCAGGGCAACCTGGCGCAGAAGAACGTCAGCAGCCTGACGCTGGCCAACAACAGCCTGACGGGCGGTACGGTGCCTAGCGTCACGATTGGCACGCCGACGCCGGGGGCGGATGCCACGGCGCGCGACGCGGCCACGGGCGAGTTGCTGATTGACGTTATCAACGGTAAACTTTATATTAACACTTCTACC